AAAAAGTTAGGGGGTAAAGATGCTGAAGATCAAACTTGAATATGATCTTCCAGTATATGATCCAGATAAACATGATCCAGACAAAACATTCGCGTTTTTGACGTATCGTGGTGTTAACTATGCCAAATGGGTTCGTCTTAGATCCAGAGGCAAACAAAACTGGAAAATATGAGAGAGGTTTCAAAACCTCTCTTTTTTTATACTTTTATGATCATTTAACAAATGTTAGTAAATTAACACAAACTGTGCTACATAATACAGAATTAAGGATTCCGCTTATGCTCTGAAATTCTATTCATATTATGTTCAACAATATCAAAAATTGCGTTGGAGGTGTGAATGCACAATCTCTTATCACGCAATCAATTAGCCGAATGGGTACACATTGACGCCAATTTAAACAGATGTAATGAAGAGTTAGATCTGGTCAACGATTACTTTGACTGCCTAATTGAATGCGATGAGGACCAAGCTACATGTAAGCGAATCTGCAGAATTCTTTTAAACGCCGAGGGTTGATCACCCTCTTTTTTATGTTATAATATATTCAGTGTATACTTTGACATGGACAGAGAACGATTAAAACTTATGGTAAGAAACCTTGAGTTATTGGTTGATAGTCTCAAAGCAGAAGTTTATTCTGATCCGCAAGCATACAAAACACCAGAAAAGAATAATACTTTGATTGGTGATTATGATGAAATCTTTGATGACGACGATGGTTATCCAGACTAATGACAAATAGAGGAAAAAAGTTGGTCAAAATGCTTGAGCGTTTGATCAAACAAGAACATCTTTATACAAGCGAACAGTTGATAAAGATGAAAAAGCAACTTCGCTCTCTTAAAGAGCAACTAAATGAACTAGATGTATTGGACAAGAAAGGTTTTAAATGAGCGTTAAACTGATCAGCGTAACTCCCGATGCGGAGAAGATGATGGCATACGTTGCTCGTGTGTCAAATCCAAATAACCAGGAAAACCCAAACTATGCAAAACTGTTGGGTTACTGTATTAAGCATAACCACTGGTCTGTGTTTGAGCAGGCATTTATGACTCTGGAACTGGAGACTACCAGAGGTGTGGCAGCTCAAGTGCTTCGACACCGTTCGTTTACATATCAAGAATTTTCGCAACGGTATGCTGATAGTTCTATGCTGGCAGATCAAGTTCCTATGTTTGACCTTCGTCGTCAAGATACTAAGAACCGTCAGAACTCTATTGACGACATTGACCCGTTTGTGAAGCAAGAGTTTGAAATCAAGATTCGTCGTCACTTTGACGAAGCAATGGTTCTGTATCAGTCTATGCTAGACTCTGGAATCGCAAAGGAATGTGCTCGTTTTGTGCTTCCTTTGGCAACTCCAACCCGTATCTACATGTCTGGTTCTTGCCGCTCCTGGATTCATTACATCAACCTGAGGACCGCCAACGGCACTCAGAAGGAGCATATGGACCTTGCAGAGGGTTGTAAGAAGGTCTTTATCGAACAGTTCCCCACCTGTGCAGAAGCACTTGAGTGGGTCTAAATACATCACATTGAATTTATAACTATGGCTACATATCCAGTAAAACATAAGGAAACTGGTGAAACGAAAGACGTTGTTATGAGCGTTCATGCTTGGGATCAGTGGAAAGAAGACAATCCCGACTGGGAAAGATATTACACTCCAGAAAACGCACCAGGTGTTGGTGAAGTTGGGGAGTGGAAGGATAAACTCCGTAAAAAGAATCCTGGTTGGAATGATGTTCTCCACAGGGCTCAAAAAATGCCTGGTTCACGAATTAAGAAACTTTAAGTATGCCTAGAAGAAAAAGAGCATCTGCAGAGCAACCCATTGGGGTTGGACTCACAGCAAAGCAGATGAAGAGGAGAAAGCCTCTTAGTTCAGATTATCTGGTTGATATTGATCCATTATCAGATAACCAAAAACGTTTATTTGAGTCATACCAAGAAGGTAAACATATCGTCGCTTATGGGTGTGCAGGCACCGGTAAGACCTTTATTACCCTCTACAATGCGCTTCGTGACGTTTTGAGTGAAACCACCCCATATGAGCGTATCTACCTTGTACGCTCTCTGGTGGCGACTAGAGAAATTGGTTTCCTTCCTGGTTCTCATGAGGACAAGGCAGATATCTATCAAATCCCATATAAGAACATGGTCAAATACATGTTCCAGATGCCTAGTGATGCTGACTTTGAGATGCTTTACGGTAACCTGAAGTCTCAGGAAACCATCAAGTTTTGGTCCACATCGTTCTTGCGTGGAACAACTCTTGATAATGCCATTGTTATTGTTGATGAGTTTCAGAACCTGAATTTCCATGAACTCGATAGTATTATCACTCGTGTGGGTGAAAATACGAAGATCTGTTTCTGTGGAGATGCTAGGCAGTCTGACCTTCAGAAATCAAATGAACGCAATGGTATTGTTGACTTTATGAACGTCTTGCGTAAAATGACATCATTTGATATAATTGAATTTGGGGTAGATGATATTGTCCGCTCTGGTCTAGTCAAAGAATACATTCTCGCCAAAATGGAAGCTGGTTTTTGATGTTTAAACATGTTGAAGTTGACTTACCCAAACTTGATAGAGAAACTATTGATGGGGTAAGATATTATAAAGTTCCTGATGATGAAGAACTCCTCCGACTGGTCTCCATTACTTCGGTGACCAGTCATTTTAATAAGGAGATCTTTGTAAAATGGAGAAAGAAAGTCGGTAACGAAGAAGCAGATCGTATCACCAAGGCTGCAACAGGTCGTGGTACGGATATGCATACTCTTACTGAACATTACCTCAAAAATGAAGACCTTCCAAAGGTTAGACCCATATCCGACTTCCTCTTCAAGATCTCTAAAGAAAAACTAAATCTTATAAATAATATTTACGCACTTGAAGGTTCCCTATATAGTAAGGTATTAGGGATTGCAGGAACTGTTGACTGTATCGCTGAATATGACGGCGAGTTAGCAATAATCGATTTCAAAACATCAAAAAAACCAAAACCCAGAGACTGGATTGAACATTACTTTGTTCAGTGTATGGCATACGGATGTATGCTCTACGAACTTACTGGCATTTCAGTCGAAAAACTTGTAATCATCATGGCTTGTGAAAATGGAGAGTGCGTCGTCTATGAAGAACGAAACAAATCAAAATACATCAAACTGCTCACAGAGTACATTAGAAAGTTTGTTGGAGATAAACTGGAACTCTATGGAACCAAATAAAGAACTAGAACGGGCAATAGAAAACAAGTTTCTGACTCCAACAAAGTTTGCTTTGGAGATAGAAAAGATTGTCGCGCAAGAAAATTTGAACTATATTGACGCCATCTGTCACTATTGCGAAACTAACGAACTTGATGTAGAATCTGTCACGAAGCTCATTTCAAAACCATTGAAAGAGCGTCTGAAGTGGGATGCTATCCGTCTTAACTTCATGAAGAAAACATCGAGAGCGAAACTGCCTTTATGATTGTGACACCCTTTGAAACTTACCAACATTATTTGTCACTCAAAAATCATTTCACAAACCCAAAATATGACTTCTTTCGTTACGGTGCTCGAACACGGGCTACCGTAACGTCTTTTAATAAGAGGAAAGATAAGTATTGGTTTGAGAAAACTTCTAGAAAGTATAATGACCGAGAGGTTGTTGACTTTTTGGTGTCTAACTTTGTATCCGCTGATAACCCCCAAAGTTTATGGATTGGAGAAATTATCAATTCTGGAGAAAGGACTTACGCAGACTGGATGCGAAGGAAACAGAGTTTGACTTACTTGTTCAAAGAACAAAGCAACGAATTGCTATCGAATCACGAATTGGACAGTTTATTCGATTGCACGAAAGGACATCCCCCCATCTTAAAAGCATATTTGGGCGGAAAACTAACACTTGAAAATTTCATCATTTATGATAGAATATTTGAGTTCAGAAAGCGGTTTGACAAGAAACTCACGGACCCAGTGTGGGAAACCGTAAGTTTGAAAATTAAAAAATATTTACCCTTTCTAAATATTGATGTGTTTCAATTTAAAAAGATTCTAAAGGAGATTATTGAAAATGGCACTGGAAAATAAAGAGGTACTGGAGAACCTCACTAAGCAGCGGGAAGAAGCGGTCAAGCAACTTGAGCAACTTCGTGCCACTGTTTTGAAACTTGACGGAGCGATCGACGTTCTGAGTCAAATTGAGGAGGCTAATAACCCCACTGAAGAAGGTGAAGTTGAAACATCTGAAACTGAAGTGGTAGAAGGTTGATGAGTTTTTTCGATTCTGACATCATCCAAGAGGAGTTGAAGGAAATCAATCGCCTTCAAGAATCGATCTATTCTAGCGTATTGTCTTTCGGAATGATGTCAAAGGAAGACAAAATTGAACATGTTGATATGCTAAGTGACTTGCTAGAAAAGCAAAGAGTAATGTATACTAGGTTATCTCTTTCAGACGATCCAAAAGCGATTGAGATGAAAGAGAACCTAGTCAAGTCTGTCGCAATGGTGGGGTTTCCAAAAGAAACTGACATCAATGTTTTATTCAATAGTATGAATGCCACAATAGAATCTCTCAAAGACTACATTGACAGTTGAGAGCATCTTCGTTATACTATCCGAGTAAATCCAAAAAATCCAAACATCCGAGGTATCTAAAATGTCTTTTGCTGACCTTAAAAAGCAATCTAAGCTTGGTTCCCTGACTCAAAAACTGGTCAAGGAAGTCGAGAAGATGAACAACACTGGCGGTTCTGGTGACGAACGTGTCTGGAAACTGGAGTGTGACAAGAGTGGTAACGGTTATGCCGTCATCCGCTTCCTGCCCGCACCCAACGGTGAAGACCTGCCATTCGTGAAACTGTACTCCCACGCCTTCCAAGGTCCTGGTGGTTGGTACATTGAGAACTCTCTGACCACTCTGGGTCAGAAAGATCCTGTCTCTGAGTACAACACTCTGCTGTGGAACAACGGCACTGATGCTGGAAAAGATGCAGCACGGAAACAGAAGCGCAAACTGACCTACTACAGCAACATCTATGTTGTGAAGGATCCTGCTAACCCTGCCAACGAAGGTAAGGTTATGCTGTTCAAGTATGGTAAGAAGATCTTCGACAAACTCACTGCTGCTATGCAACCCGAGTTCGAAGATGAGGAAGCAATCGATCCGTTTGACTTCTGGCAGGGTGCCAACTTCAAACTGAAAGCGAAGAACGTTGCTGGTTATCGCAACTATGACTCTTCTGAGTTCGCTGCTCAGTCTGCTCTGCTGGACGACGATGATGCCATGGAGGCTATCTGGAAGAAGCAATACTCACTCGCTGAGATTGTTGCATCTGACCAGTTCAAGGACTATGACGCACTGAAGAAGCGTCTTGACTATGTTCTGGGTAACAAGGGCACTCCCAGTTTCCAAGACCAAGAGACTGTTCAAGAGGAAGAAGAGTTCCGCGCTGCTAACCGTGGCACACCTGTTCCTCAATCCATGAAGGAAGAACTGGATGCTCTGTCCAGTAGCAGTGGTGGTTTCAATGACCCTGACATCACACCATCTTCCAATGATGATGACGACGCACTCTCATATTTCGCCAAACTGGCTGAGTGAGTTAC